GTCTAAAGAAGAGAAGTTAGATCACATTGACAAGATGACTGAGTTGCTAGAAAAGCAACGTGTGATGTATACTAGACTTTCTCTTTCAGATGACCCAGAAGCGGTTGAGATGAAAGAGAATCTACGCAAGTCAGTTCAGTTGATGGGATTTGCTCCCGAAACTGACATGACGGTATTATTCAATAGTATGAATCAAACGATCGAGGCATTGAAAACCTACATTGACGCCTGATCCAATCTTTGCTATACTATCCGAGTAATCCCCCGAATCCAATTAATCCGAGGTAATCCAAATGTCTTTCGCAGACCTTAAGAAGCAATCTAAGCTTGGTTCTCTGACCGCCAAACTGGTCAAAGAAGTTGAAAAAATGAATAATAATGGTTCATCCTCTGGCGATGAACGTGTGTGGAAACTGGAATGTGATAAGAGCGGCAACGGTTATGCAGTTATCCGTTTCCTGCCTGCTCCGAATGGTGAAGACCTGCCGTTCGTGAAACTCTACAGTCACGCATTCCAAGGTCCTGGTGGTTGGTATATTGAGAACTCCCTGACGACCCTGGGTCAGAAGGATCCTGTGTCCGAACTCAACACTACCCTGTGGAACAACGGCACTGATGCTGGTAAAGAACTGGCACGTAAGCAGAAGCGTAAACTGACCTACATTGCTAACATCTATGTGGTCAAGGATCCTGCTAATCCCTCCAACGAAGGTAAAGTCTTCCTGTACAAGTTCGGCAAGAAGATCTTTGACAAACTCACTGCTGCAATGCAACCTGAGTTTGAGGACGAGGAAGCAATCGATCCGTTTGATTTCTGGCAAGGTGCTAACTTCAAACTGAAGGCAAAGAACGTTGCTGGTTATCGCAACTACGACTCTTCTGAGTTTGCCCGTCCTGATGCTCTCCTGGACGATGATGATGCCATGGAGGGAATCTGGAAGAAGCAGTACTCCCTTGCTGAACTCGTTGCTGCTGATCAGTTCAAGTCCTATGATGATCTGAAGAAGCGTCTTGATTATGTGCTTGGTAACAAAGGCACTCCCCGTTATCAGGATCCCGATGATCTCGATGAGGACAACACCCGTGGTTCTCTTGAAGAAGAAGTTGCAACTCGTGAGGTTGTAACTGCTACTGCCTCTCGTTCCGCATCTGTCGATGAGGACGAGGATGATGCCCTGTCCTACTTTGCCCGTCTTGCTGACGAGTGAACTATAACCAAATCTGCCTCACACTTCTAGTTGTGGCAGCATATATTAACTTACTGTTCAAGTGAAATCTAACTACTACATCGATCGAGTAAGTAAATCCGAAGCCGCAGAGTTACTTCTGCGGTTTCATTATCTTAAGGACTTCTCAAAGTCTTTTAAGTCTGGATACAACTACGGTCTGTATGAGAGCAATGATTTCAGTCCACTGAACATCGGTGGTATCAAGGGAGTCTGTATTTTTACTGGACTCCCTGTCCCAGAAGTAGCAAAAGGTGCATTTGGTTTAGAGAGGAATGAACAAGAAGGATTATTTGAACTTTCACGACTTTGCATCCACCCTGACACACAACAAGATGAGTACAATATTACATCGTGGTTTGTATCAAGATGCATCAAACAACTACGCAAAGACACAAGAGTCAGAGCCATCATATCTTACGCTGATAGCGATTTTCATGGCGGCACAATTTATCGCGCTTGTAACTTTAAATATTGTGGGCTTACAGATGCTAAAAAAGATTTCTACTATTCAGACGGCACCAAGCATTCACGCGGCAAAATAAAAGGTGCTGAGGGAGAATGGAAAGATCGCTCCCGCAAGCACCGATACGTTATGATGTTTGATAAGAAACTAGAATTACTTTGGTGAGGTGTTCCTAGTATTTTCTGTTTGAACTAGTCTTCTATTGACAAACTGTGAAGACTTCTCATAGTGCATAATCTTTCTCATCTCATTCAAGAATAACTGCAAGTACTCTGGTCTCAGAAGGTAAATGCTTCTCTTTTCGTTATTCTTACGAACTTCGTATTCGTAGTTTGATACTCCAACTGTTGGGTCTAAATCTGCTGTTGGAGTGCTTGGATCTGGAATTCTGAAACTTGCGTCAACAACTTTACCCTTAGGAAGTATCAATCTACCAGAAGAATCTTTTACTTCTTTTGTTTCATAGAAACGAATTTCATTCAGATCTGTTCCATACTTATTCTCAACATACTGGTATAAATCACGATCAGAAAGGGGCCATTGGTCCGTTACATTTGTGATTCCAGCAGTGATTAGAACAACCCAATCATAATCTGCGCTACCAAACAATTCCTCTGCAATAGTATCTGGTCTTGCACCATCAGGGATTTCATACTTATTAAAGATTGTAATTGAATTGTTTAAATCGTCACGAAGTTTAACTCTTCTGAAAAGATTTTTAACTCTCACATAATCACGTGAAGATTTACGAGTCCCCAAAGGAGACTGGTAAAACATATCTGGAAGTTCTCTAAAGTATCCCATCTTAGAAACCTACTCCGTCTTTGAGTGGAATGTTATCATAATCTTCAGCGTAGACTGGGTTGAGTTCTTTGAATGTCAATGACATTTGTATGTGAACTGGTGTTCCATCATGATATGTTGCGTAAGTTCCAGATCCAGTGTAGTTGACTTGAATATCAGTTAAGGCACATGGTTTAAATTGATTCAAGAATGGATGCTTTTGTCTTCCTTTTTTATATTCAAGTTGGAAGATCATGGGAGAACTTACGAATACTCCACTTGCTATAGTTTTTCCTCTGTTTGTTCTTGGTACAATAGAGGATTTAAATGCCCTGATGATTCTTTTAACCATCATCGCTTCGTCATAACTTCTTGGTGCAAAATCAAAAGTGAATGGGAATGATCTTAAATTTACACCACTAAACAGAAGTTCTAAGTTTGGGTTCAATATTTGACCAGTTGCTCTTGAAACTAAAGCTTCTGGACTTGAACCAACCCCATATGCAGCGATTGCAGCAACAATTGCCTTCTGGGTATTTGCATCAACACCAGCACCAACTTTATCCATCAGTTCTGAAAATCCACCACCAATCGCTTCTAGTGGATTACTTTGTGCTGCCTCACCAACCATGTTTATTCCAGTTGCTTGCAGTGGGTTTAAAGAATCTTCACCCCAAGTAACTGAGTTACTATCACTGATGTTATTGGGTATTGGTAAAGTTATATAATATTTCGAATTCTTAAGACTAAACACGTTTCCCTTAGGACCGCGTTGAGTAAGTCTATCTGAAATTGTTGGTAATGCTCCAATCAAACCTGATAAATTCTTCTCTGCGTTTCTTACTGAATTTCCCTGAGCTTCATTTTCTTTTACCTCTCCCAAAGAAATAGCAGAGGTTGGTGCAAATCCTGTTGGTTTAAATTCCGATACTGTTATTGATAAGTAGTCGGTTGAATCATCTATTTTTGCCAGGGGATACCTAAGGATTTTATCTTGTGCACCAGAAGACTTTCCACCAGCACTTGTCTTTTGTTGAGAGGATCTTGTCTCAGCAGAAGACTTCTGTGAAGAAGACAGTAATGAACCCTGTATGTTTAAAGCTTGTGAGAAGTTATTACCAGCCATTATAGCTTTTTTAGATATTTAGCCTGTAATTTGCAAAAGGTATCTGCTGCAAGTCTTTTATCTCTGAAGCATACACTTCATAGAGACCTCCAGGAATTTCATTCCAAGTGTATTGTCTTGATTTTCGCCAGTGATAGTTTATACCACGGAATCCCCATGAGAAAGTTTCAGTCACTGCAACTAGAGGATTTTGATCGTACTTAATGTTTGGTGTCTTGGGGTTGTAAACAAAAATATAATATTTCCCAACTTGAGGTTGCTTTGATCCTTCCTCTAAAGCGGAGATTAGTTCGTACATCAGGTCATCAGGATCTTCATTTCCAACGAGACCATCAGAGATGGCACGAACTCTATTTACATTATCATCAGTATCAGTGTTTTGTGCTTTCCTTTGTTCGGCAAGAGTTTTGCGTGGCATTAGTTAATACCTAATTCTTTTTCCGTAAAGACTCTAAATTCATATCCTCTGTCAAGGCACCACTCCTTCGCTGCTTCCCACTTCGCTTGATTTTTGGCATACTCATATGCTTCACGGATATAACCTTGAGTTTGTCTCTTAGGTTTTGGTGGAGGAGTAGTTTGTTTTTTTGGTTTGATCTCAATAATATATTTTTTGATCTTACCAGTTGACTCTTTCACTTTAATATAAAAGTCTGGAAAATATCTATGAGACTTTCTATCAATTGGAGACTTATACCATACATATATTTCTTCACTTCCCCATTCTAAAATATTTTCATTCAGATCACAGTATTTCATAAACTTACGTTCCCATAAGGAACGGTATATAATATTGGTTGGATCTCCTTTGTATTTTTGTGGATATGATGGTTGATATTTTCCTTTGTATGACATCTAAATAACAATAACGAAACCATATTAGGTATTTAGAGTGCCTGCACCAAGACCTAGAAAGATATCAGAGTTCAAGCCTACGTTCTCTAACTTAGCACAAACATCCCACTATCAATTAATCTTTGGTGGTCTATCCTTCCCACTGAGACAGCACTTAGCAATCAGAGGAGTTGACAGTAGATTTATTGGTGAAACCTCTGGATTACTTTGTAGTTCTGCTACTTTACCTGGAAGTTCTCTTGGAACGGCAGATATCACAGGCAACTTTATGGGAGTTGCTGAGAAGATGGCACATACTAGACTCTTTACTCAAATTGACTTAGAGTTTTATGTTGACAAAGACTATAAGACTATAAAGTTCTTGGAGCACTGGACTGAGTTTATTGCCAGCGGATCTGGTGAAAATCAATCATCGAAGGGATATTATTTTAGAATGAGATATCCAGATGAATATAAGTGTAATCAAACAAAAATCATCAAGTTTGATCGTGACTATCGCCAGTCAATTGAATACACTTTCTTTGGTATGTTTCCTATTGCATTCA